CGATGTTGAGGCATATATTCTTAACCAGTAAGTTCGCAAATGTGAATTTGAAGGATTTAACTGATACGGCAGAAGCCATGGGAAATACACCATTACAGGCTCTTAAATATGTGAAAAACTAAATATATTATTACATTTAATAAATAATATATTTCTCTTAACCAGCAAAGTAAAATGATGGAGGTTTGCCAGTCTTTTTCGCCTCACTTAAAGCAAGAGCTATACGTTGTTTTGTTGCTATTTTTTTTGTTAAAGGTTTGTTACTAAATTGTTTGCCCTTTTTATCCTTAACCACAAAACCGCCTTTTACCTTTTTAATATCATATGGCATCTATAAATAAAGTAAATATTATATTATCATAGAAAGCCAAAATACCCAATTAACAAATTTTGCGTAACCAAATTGTGCTAAAACCATTTGTACTATGGACCAGCCACTTAAATTTGCCACTGTATTAATAACACTTATAAATCGTAATGGAATGCCTAACTTTTTTAAAAATTCAGTCCGTAAATAATCAAAAATAAAATCATAAACGGATTGAACTAGTTTAAAATCTTGCGTGACACCCAATCACAAACAGAGTGCTTAACCACAGACCATATACTCTTCTTAATAATTTGTCCGTTTTCGTGTAAATAGGCAATATTAGCGTCTAATGCTTTCATGTCTAAAGGTGACATCGCATTCCATAATCTAGCATAAACAGAAAACACAATGTCTTTCTTGTCGATACGTGACTTATCTTTTTTACCAGTATTATCGACAGCATGTTCTACCATAAGACAAACCATTTTAAGTAATTCCATATTGTTTTTGTATTCTTGATGGTTAGGTATTTCACCTACCTTTTGAATAATCTTCGCAATAAGACTGTTAATCTTTGCGTCTTTCGCCAACGAGTTTTTCGGGTTTATGTAACAGAAATTGCCACTCATTTATACTAATATATATTATTTTATTTTTCATTTTTAAAATAATATAATGAAATCTCTTAACCTATTCTTGTATAAGTAAGCATCGGTATAGCAAGATATACTGTATTAGGTGCTGCTAAACCACTAAAACGAATATTCGCATTTATATAATATGCTGTTGCCCCATCTGCGTTTATTACACCCGATAAATTGCCTCTATCACGAACTCCTCCACTTCCTCCAAGAGCATCATTGAGTTCTCTTAAAGCATTAAAACTTCTATACTCTGTCATAGAAGCAGTTGTTGCTGATAAACAAACTTCCCAACCATCAACAGTTCCCGAACCACCTGATGTATTTGCGGTTAGTTTCCAATTAAAACTAACTACCCATACACCTTTTGCTGGCGTAAATGATAATATGTTTTTTGTAACTCCATTACTCATTTGTGTTGCGGCTGCGTCTGTTGAGCGTGTTGTATTTTCCACAGTGTATCCTATTTGAGTTGTTCCCATTCCCGTAGTTGTGTTTGTTTGGTTTATCAAAACATTATTATTAAATGTTGCTGTTGTTCCTCCAAATACAATTCGTTTTCCAGTAATAATTTCTGTTGTGTTGAAATACATAATAGCTGCTCCCGTATAATCATTAAAATAACAAGTATCAAGAGTATTTAATAATTCCCAAGTAAAAGTATTAACACCTGCCATACTTAATGCCAAACCACTTGATATATTACCAAATCTCCATGTAACGGTGTCTTGAATATTCACATTCTTATTAAAAGTTGTTTCGGCATTCATAGAACATGTTTGCGTTGTTGATGATGACGAGCCAATTGTGATTGGTGCGTTTAAAGTTGTTCCTGATGAGATATTCACTTGAGCCGTGCTTGTTGCTCCAGTATTTATATTGATTATTCCAGTTGTGCTCGTATCTAATGCGAGTGTTGAGCCAAAAATATTTGTTGTTGTTGCGGTTGGATTACCAATTGCTATTGTCTTTGTTGATGTTCCGCTTCCAATGGTTATGGGTCCTGTTCGTGAGGATAAATTACCGATATTTAATTGTCCGCTTGTCTGTGTTCCAGCAATAGTCATATTTGCGGTTACAGTCCCGACATTGATTGTATTTGTATTTAATCCAAAACCAAAAGAACACGGAGTAGTGCTTGTAAATGTTGTTGCCCCACCAATACTCACTGTTCCTCCTACTGAACCAATAGAAACCGTATTAAAACTTGTTGATGCTGTAGAAATATTCACGGGGGCAGTTGTTGTTCCTCCAGTATTTATATTTATAGCTCCGCTTCGTGAGCCTAGTGTTCCAACATTAAGAACTCCGCTTGTTTGTGTAGTTGCGATATTTTGAGTAGTTCCTACTGCCGAAGATTGGATACTATCGGTTACAGTGTTTCCAGTTATAAAAGTATTTGCGTTTGACAGCGTCTTTTCGCCTGTTATTGTTTGCGTCCCTGCTAATGTAACAAATGCTCCAGTTGTCGCATTATCCACATACGCCGTTGTTGCGATATTTGTGCTATTATCTCCAGCCGTCATTGTAGGTGCGGTTCCGCTTGTATTGATTGTAATTGTATCACACACAATATTTGTGGTAGTTGTGCTGTCACTATCGATATTATTAAGTCCATCTAGTGTCGGTTCAAATCCATAGTTAGTTGCCATTTATATATAAGAATATTTTTATATATAAATTTAAAAGTTAAACTTTCTAAACTTCCTCAAAATCCAAACAACAGATATATTTAGTTGCCGTATTAATTGTTGCGTTGTCAGCAGTATTAAAAGTTCCTGAACCAGCTTGTATCAAATTAATAGCAATCGTATTTACATTTTTCAAGTTATTAATAAATACAGGTTCGTTGTCTTGAGGTCTTGCGTTAAAATAAACAGGAACATCAGCGACACCAGCTGTAACAGTCCATACACCACTACCAGCATTATCTACACGAACAATACCTGATGGTGTCCTAACTGATGAGTAACGATACATGGTTGGTGCTCCTTGTCCTAAATCAATATGAAGTGTATAAGTATTTGTAGAAGAAACAGTGCCAACGGCAAATGTAGATGCTTTGCTAATAAAAGAAAAGCTCATTTTATAAGAACTATTAAGACGCCATGCTTCACGCACGCACTGGTTGAAATCCACAAAAAATCTTGCGTCAAATTGTGTGCCACTCCAAGAAGCAGTGTTATTACTATCAAGCCATACTTTGAAGTTCTTTTTTAAAGGCATACCAACTATTCTTGTAGGTATAACTTCTCTTACCTCGTTATTATCTGCGGGGTTCATTTATAATATATAATATTATTATTTTAATATTAAATATTCAAATATAGTTTTAAGCAAAATTTGCTTCTAATTGTCCTGTATAAGGTTTTGCGGCTTCAATTCCACTTGTTAAAGCACCAACGATGCCCTGTGTTTTACCCTCTGCTGTCTTTGCCCCCCTTGCTCCTTTTCTAACAGCTCCAATAGTAGAACCAGCAACTTTTCCTAAAGCACCTCCAGCCATTAAAGGGATTGCTAATTCAGGAGCAATAACTGTAGCTAAAGGAGCTAATTTTTGAGCTACACCTCCTATCTGTGATACAGTAGAACCTAATTTACGAAGTCCAACATCAGCAGCACCCCCCTTACTAAAGAATTTTTTAGTATCACTGCCTAATTTACGAAAAAACAAAGTCGCTTTTGATGGCATTATTATATAATACAATATTATTATATTTTTTTAAAAAAAGTAGTATTTTTTAATCAGTTTATTCAATAATGATTTCGTCCCAGTTTAAAAATATTCTTTGTGTGTTACTATCGATAAAGATAAAATCATGGGGCTTTTTATATGCTATACTAATAATCTCCTTAAATGCGTCATCACTTACTTCCACTTGTTCCTGAAATATATTTGCCATTTCTTGCTTTTGGATTTTAAAAATGAAAAGTGATGTAAGACCCATACGTACTTGTAAAGGAATTGATTTATAAGTTTGACAAGCAAGCCATATTGATAAAGAACTATGGCGTCTATTATTAACCATGTGAAGCAAAAGTTTTTCACATTCACCTTTAAGATATTTTTGGACGTCGTCTAAAACAATTAATGTCCTAAAGCCTTGAGCGGCATTTTCTTCAGCAATCGAATAAGCTTCTTGTAAGTTTTCGAAATTCAATTCATCGTAAATTTGACCTTCAGGTAATACAGACCAAAAGTCATTCTTAATAGATGCTCTGCTATTAGGAGGACAAAATAAGATGATAGTATGATATACTCTTTTAAATAGAGTAGGTGATTGTAAAAGAGAGATAAGTAATGTACTTTTACCACTGCCTGCCTTTCCAAGAAATAAAGAGAAGTTATGCTTATTCATAAGCTTTGTAATTTCATATTCATCTAACTTATCATGTAGCTTTCCATCAACAACAAAAGAAGGTTTCTTAAGAGGGGGAGCGTCATTATGCTTGATTGTGATATGTGACATTTATATATATACAGAATTTAATTCTTCTTTAAATTTTTTAGCACGTTCATTATTTTCTTTAAGCTGTTTTTCTATATTAATTCTTTTATCATTTAGAGACGTCATCTTTCTAAAAAATGTTCTACCTTCTGTTTGTTTAGCTAGTTTATTCTTAAGATAATATTGTTTGTTATAATTTTGATGATATAACTTCTTTTCTTCTAAATCCATTTATATTTATTGTAGAAAATATTTTGTTAAACTATATATATGAATATGAACCAAATTCAAGAATGCGATTTTGAGGTAAAGTGTGAAATTAAGAAATGTATGATTTGTAATAAATATATCGAGTATTCAAATCAAAGAGTATTCGTAAATCATAATCAATATCATAGATGTTGTTTAGACAACCTATGGTTACAAATAGGAACACAAGAACGATATAAAATAATAGACCATTTTATACAAGAAGAGAGAAAGGCAAAATCTTTTTTAGAATGGTTTGGCTACGATGTTTAATATTGCTATAATATAAATGGATTTACGAATTTGTATTATAAATTCCTTCTATTGTTTTGTTGATAGTATTTACAGAATTGGATATTATATAGGTTGCCGATGTTGTGTTTAACTAGAAGATTGATAGTTTAAGTAGTTTAACCATAACTTTTATATAAAAGTTATAGTTTATGATGCGAAAATGAGTTAAAGCATAAATAAAATTAATTTTATTGTTCGTTTAAGTTGTAAAATAGGAAATTGACATAAAAGTTAAGTTAAAAGAGTTAAACTATCAATGTTTAGTTAATCGCCACCCATTGTTTCTCTCTTTGTAGTATTTTTAGAATGATTATTTAAATGAAAGCGGTGACTTGTTTGGAGACCGCATCGAATACCAAGACAACGTCACTCATTCCCCAAGCTTGACATGTGATGTTAGAAGTAGCAGCGGCACCCAAAACCAAATTCAAGAAAGGAGGAGAAGCACGAGTATTAATACCTGAGAACAGGATAGATGAGACTTTCTCCAAATCATATCCGTAGTAAGCAGCGTTAGGGTATTTAGAAATTTGAGTAGAAGCATTATCACTACCAGTGGGAGCAGCACGAAGACCAGCAGCGGGAACAACTAATCTGCTGTCACTTCCTGTAGGAACTGATGGAATAACAGCATTATAACTATCACTAGATGCTACTGTTCCAAGGGATTTGGCAATACCACCACCGAGAGCTTGAATTAAATAAGTGTAACCTTCAGCAGGTCTAGCACAGTCATTGATAGGTCTATTAGGATAAAATTGACCGCCAACTTGTAACTGTCTTGAGGTAAGAGCAGGGTTAATAGCATCGTAATACTGATTAGGGCAAACCGCACCTTGAGCTATACCGAATTGATGTAGGACTGAACGGACACTAGAATTTCTAATTTGGAGCAATAACTGAACCGCTCCAGTAGAACCTGACGGAACAGTTACAGCAGAGTTAGTGTAGGTAGTTGATTTCATATACCATTTTCCGTCTTGAAGAGTTTGTCTCAATTGCTGAGCCGCCATGTCACCGACATCAACATACTTCATGTTGAGCTGGAATTCACCTAGAGTAAAAGGGGTGAAAACTGGTTGGGTAGTAATAGCGGTACAATATGAGACAAGCGGAACAATGTTGGCAGTTGTCATCACAAGCTGTAAATTATTTACAGAGCCAACAGGAAACATCTTGTCACTATTGACACCAATTACTGACATCAAAGGAATACAGAAATTATATTTATAAGCAGTTGTTCCTGTATGGGCGATTTCTAGTCCATTAGCACTATTTGTATCGGCACCCATGGCAATCGAAATGCCACCATATCTGTCACTAAAATTAACGGTGTTTTGTAACATAAAGTTTTGTAATAGACCATAAGAGTTTATCGTTTCTATCGGAGTGTTGTTACTATAGAGAACAAGGGCATCAAACCAAGAAGCACCCGAACCAATCAAGTTGATAGAACCACCTGTAGCACCAACAGAGGCAGTTGTAGTGGAATAAGTCAAACTGAAAGAAAGAGTAGTATTAATAGGGTCAAGAAAGACAGCATCACTCATGCCTGAAGGAATAGTGAAGGAAATATTTTGGGCTGTGTAGTTGCCGAAATTACCACTACTATTGGCAACAAAAGAAGTAATAGCGGGTGTCGGTCCTGTAACCGTAGATTGACCGTCAGGTGCGACATTGACAGAGTAAGAGCGGGCACTGTCACTCATGGAAGGGGGAAGGTCATACTTCAAAGATGCGGGCAAGCCCATAGCAGATTGAGGGAACATAGTAGTAGCCATTATATAAATTATAATAATAAATTATTTTTATAATTTCAAAGAATTATTCCTTAATATTTATAGTTTTAAATTGGTGGTCTTTGTGACAATATATTTCCAAAATTTGAATTTCTAGGTGTTTCTAAATAATCTATATCTATTTGAATTGTCATGTACCAATTAACTCCATTGAAGTTTATTAAGTTTCCATAATCATCACTCACATTAATTATAAATGATGTTATATTTCTATCTTGAATTAAAAACTTATTTTGTGTTTGATTTACATAATTAATAATACTATTTTGCCCTGCGTTATTTTGTAATGGTAAAAATATATCATTCGATTTATCTGCCGTTGAATAACAACCAAATTTAAAATAATTACTTCTAAAGTTTATTCGTTGTAATGGAATGAAATTCACAACATTAGGCATGGTGATAGAAGTTCCTGTTAAATCACTTGTTCCTAAACCCATTATACTATTTACGGTTGATGCTGTTGAGCTTGCGTTAATTGTAAATGAAGAAGCATTTGCCATTGTTAGTTTCGTTGTTGCTGAATTATAGGTTATTGTATAGCCAACTGGTATGATGGTTAAGAGCATCGTAATAAAAGTATTCACATTATAGTTTCCTCTTGTGAGCGTATATGTAGTGCCATTTAAAACAAATTGGTTATTTGTGTAATTTACAATATAAAATGAATTTGGAACCTCAGCATGAACTACACTTAAATAAGCATTCTGTATATGGTCTTGATGAAATGTCAAGTCAGGTAATGATACTTCAATTTGAGAGCAAAAATCACCATTTAGTCTTACTGTTGCTGAAGATATGTTATATAATCTAGAAATCGTTTTAATCATTTATACTATTATTAGATTTTAATATTATAAATTTAATTTTCTGTTAATGTCATCTCATTATTATTAGTTTGTACTGATGGTTCGCTTGGTCCTGTTGGTCCATTTAATCCTTTTGCTTCTTCTTGTAATTTAATAGCTTCAGTGATAGGTATTAAATGTTTTAAGAAACTTTGTATTTCTTGTTGGTCGTCATTTAGTTCCTCTAAATATTGTTCGGCTAGTTCAGGCTTACCTTTATTAGCACAAGCAGTAATAATGGCTAAATTCTCAGGCAAGCCAATTTTTAACAAACTTTTAACTTCATTACGGATTTCTTTTTCCATGTTTTATAATAATTAATAATATTATTTTTTTAATTTTTCAAATTTATTTTATTTGTATTATTTATAGATGGACGAAGTTAAACAAACTAAAATTCTTAAAAAACCCCTAAAGGTTGCCGTCAATGAAATTCCTAAAGTAGAACCTTTAGAAGTATCGAATGAAACCAATGAAACGAATGAAGCCATCGAAGCCCCAAAGCAAATTCAAAGGCTTACTAGAAAAGGTATTCCTGATACAAGAGGAAAAGTTGGTAAGTCTGCTGAGAATTTGGCAAAGGGTCGTGCGAAACTTGAGGAGGTTTGGGCTGAAAAAAGAAAGCTTAAGGAACAATATGAAGCACAAGCATTAGAAAGAAAACTAGCAAAAGAAAAGAAGCTTAAAAAACAGATTAATAAACAGTATGGCGTTGAGAGTGAAAGCGAACATGAAGAATATGAACCAGTTGTAGAACAGCAACTTATAGCTAAGAAAATCATAAATGCTCCTAAAAAAGAAGTTATTAGAGTGGAACAAAGAGAGAAACCAATAAAAGAAAAAAAGAAAGTTATAAAATATGTAGAAGTTGAAAGTGAAAGTGAAGAAGAAGAAGAACAAATTGTATATGTCAAGAAGCAAAAGGCTCAAAAGGTATATGCTCCAGTAGTTCATCAGCAACCAATGGTTCAGCAACAACAACAGGGATTTCCCCGTATTCAATTTTTTTAATTATATGATATACAAAATAAAATATTATTATATGATATAATGCCCGTTAAGAAGAAGATGGATAAAAAAAAGAAGCTTAAGCAGAAGCAGAAACAGAAGCAAGTTGTAAAGCAAAATGTAAAAGTAACCGTCCAAAGTAGCGGTGGAAGTGGTGGTGGTGGTTCATCAATGCCTCAAGCATTTACCGATAGAAGTGGTGAAAATATTAGATTACAAAATTTAATAGACCAATTAACTAGACAACCTATACAGGCTCCAGTTGCTGCTCCTATTGCTGCTCCTATTGCTGCTCCAGTACAGTTTCAAGCTCCAGCAAAAGCTCCAGCAAAACCTAAACAAAGAATTACTGTTATTAAACAACCAGCAGAAAGTATTGCTCCTTCTTTTGAAGAACAAGCGATAATGAGGTTTCAAGAAATGTCAGGTAAGCCGCAATATAACGAAATGGAACAAGCAATGATGCGAGCAAAGATTAAAGCCATGGAAGCACAAGCAGACGTTCCTAACTTTGTAGGAGACGCATACATGCCAAATAATGATGATGAAACAGTAAAAAATGTTTTTAGTTCTGCTAATACTAATAATAATTCGATTGCTGAAAATATATTTAGTAATAATTTACGAGAAGCAGACCCAGTAGCATTTGAAGATAATGAAAGTGAAATACAAAGTGTGATTAGTGGAATTAGTAATGTGAGTGAAACAACAAGACAAAAACAATTAAAAAGTAATTTAGCTGATATAGAACAAAGAAAAAAGGAACTCGCTGGATTAGCAGCATTAGGTGAATACCAAAGGAAAAAAGCAGAAGAAACATTTATTAAAGCAGGAGCATCTCCCGAACAAATAGCTAAAATATCAAAACCTTTTTTTTCTGGAGAAGAGGAAGCTAGTTTTATTTCGTCAAGTAGTTCATCTGCTCCATCAAGTGTTACTTCATCTGCTCCGTCAAGGGGGTCATCTGCTCCGTCAAAAGTATCTAGTAGTTTATTTAAACAAATAGACGATTTAAATACAAAAATAAAACAAGAAACAGCAAAAGAAAAAGCACTTATAGGTGAGCCAGCAAAAAAGCAGTTTGATTATGTAAATACTTTAATAGAAAAGAAATTAGCATTACAAGAACAAGCAGCTAAACCAAAAGTATCCATGGTTGAAAAAGCAGCTATATCAATGGAGGCAGATGCTCCATATGGAAGATTTAAAAATGGAAAACCTAGAAAAAGTCCAAGTGTATAATTTCATATATTATTTTTATAAATATAATATATAAAATGTCATACGAAATTTTACCTTACAGTTTAGAAAAGGCGAAAAAATTAGGCGTTATTGTGAAACCATCGAAGAAATCGGGGAAAAAACTAGATGTTTTTAAGGACAATAAATTACTTACATCTATAGGGGCAAAAGGAATGGGAGATTATCCTACCTACCTACAGAATGAAGGTAAAAAATTCGCAGAAGAAAGAAGGAAATTATACAAATTACGACATGCGAAAAATAAAGGATTAGCTGGTTTTTACGCAAATGAGCTTTTATGGTAGAATGAATATTAAAATTGATATGAAAATAATATTTTTCCCTTTTTCTCTTTTTCCCGCTTTTAAAAGAACCCCTATAAAACCAACCATTCTAACAACAACTCTTTAAAAAGCGGGAAAAAGGGAAAAAGGGAAAATATATAATAGGAACTTTAGGAATTTCATGAATTATATATATAATTTGTAAAATTGATATAAAAATAATATTTTCATATATATATTAGAATGCCGAAAGCTCAAATAGATTATTCCCAAATGATTTATTACAAAATTTATTGTAAAGATACAAACATAACCGATTTATATGTCGGTAGAACCACAGATTTTATTAGAAGAAAATATCAACATAAAAATACTTGTAAAATAGTAGAAAAAAATGCGTATTTATATAATTTTATAAATGAAAATGGAGGTTGGGATAATTGGATTATAGAAATTATAGAACAAATACCATGTAATGATGTTTTAGAAGCCGATTTAAAAGAGCAATATTTTATAAATACTTTAGAAGCAACTTTAAATACACATATTAAATTTGATGATACAAACTATAAAAAAGAATGGTACTTTAAAAATAAAGAAAGAATTAGAAAACAACAAGAAGAAGCAAGAAAAACTAGAAATGAAACAATTAAGAAACAAAAACAAGAATTATATTTAAGCCATATTTAAAATTAGATTTAGGAAAATATATATAATATTAAAATTGATATAAAAATAATATTATATAGTATATATATACAAGAATGACCCCACAAATCCGCTATGTTGCTGACACTTATTGCTTTAATGGAAAAGATTTTCCTACATGCTCCCCTACAGAGTTTTTAACAAGATTACAAAATAAAATGCCTACCTATGAAGTTATACCTACTAATGATGAAAATATTAAAGTAAATTTAGATTTTGATTACTACATTAATCAAGAGGAATTTAATTTAGAAGTAGCCAATGAAGTAAAAACTATTTTAAAAGACAGAATAAATAATGCTTTAAAATCCTTAACCAATATAACCCCTAATTTTCACATTCTAACATCTCATTCAAACAATGTTGTAAAAAATGATGGTTCTGTTTCAGGAAAATATAGCATACGCTTCTTTATATCTAACATTATTACATCAAGAACCATGATTAAAAGTTTTGTTATGGATATAAATGAATATTTTGATAAACAAGAAAAAGACTTATGGGATTATGTCGAGAAAAATGGCGATACATTTGATACTTCCATTTATAGCAAGGATAAGAAAATGCGTTGTTATGAAACTAGCAAACCGAATGAAGATAGACCTTTAAAATTAGAAGAAGGAACTGTTGAAGGCACAGTTATTACATCATTTTTTGATGAAGATGCTTTTGTATTTAATTATGAAGGTAAAATACGTCATATGCCTTCATCACCTAAATCTATTGTGGAATATAACAATATAATAGATAAAATCGTAGATACAAAAAAGACTAATAAATTTTTAGAATTACTACCTATTATAGGAAACGGAAATAGAAAGATATTACACCCTACATGGTTTCAAATAGGAAGCATTTTAAAAACAAATAGTTATAGAAAAGAAGTTTTTGAAGAATTTACAAAGCAATATGTTTCGAATAAAGAAAAAGAGCTTAATAAAGTATGGGATTATATTAGTACAGAACAAGTCTATAGCATATTTGGATTACAAAAAATAGCAAAAGATGTGAATTTAGGTGATTATAATGATTGGTTTATTAGACATAAACAATATATATCAAGCAAAGTTTTATGTAATGGAAATAATGATATTGCTGAATTTATTAGTAAAGGATTAAAAGAAGTATTAGTTTATTCTAATAAAAACTGGATAATGTATGATAATAGAATTAATCTATGGCGAATAACAGATGCTCCTAATGCGAAAGTATGTAATTATATCCAGTATTTAATCGATTGCTCTATGGAAACAGCTATGTATGCTTATAATAAAATAGACAGAGCAAAATTAGAAGCAGGAGATATACCATCAAAAATAAAAGAAGAAAAATTAAATAGTACTATGAGTATTTATAAATTAAATAGAATGTTAATGGCTGACAATAAACAGAATTCTATGATTTTAAAGTTTTTAAAAGATTATTTAAATGACAATGAATTCTTCAGTAAATTAGATGTAAATAAATATAATGTGGCTTATAAGAACGGCATTTTAGACCTAAAAACATTAAAGTTTAGAGAAGGATTATTAGCAAGTGACATGCTTACAAAAACAATCCCTTACAACTATGAAGAGGCAAAACAAGAAGATATTAATAAAGTTCGCTTTGAGTTGTTAAAAATCTGTAACAATAATGAGACACATTTAGAGTATTATTTAAGCACATTAGGGTTTGCTATGACTGGAGATAGTATGAAACTACAAGAATTTTATTACATTATAGGACAAAAAGCATCAAATGGTAAATCAGTTATTTTCGAAGCATTAAATGATATTATCCCATGTTATTCATTAAAAATCGAAAGTAATAGTTTTGAGGTTAAGAACTCTACGTTACATAAAGAAGTTGCTAGATGGAAAGGTATTCGTATTGGTTGGATTAATGAATTAACAACAGCTAAACAAGACGCAGAAATAATTAAACAAGTAGCAGATGGAACTGGCATTACATATAAAGTTATGTATGGAATTAGTGACAACATGCCAATCACATTTAAACCATTTATTATTTCTAATCATAGTCCAACAATCGATGCTGATAAAGGCGTAGCAAGAAGATTAAAAATGTGTCAAATGGATAGTGAATTTATCGAAGGATTAGAAACTGATGATTTTGCGAATTGCCGTTTTAAAAGAGATGGCAAATTTGGTGACCTTTTAAGAACAACTTATAAATTTGCTTTGATGGATTTGATTTATAGTTATTCTAAAAAGTTTTATGAAAATGATTATAAATTAGTCAAATATCCTACAGAATGGAATAACGTAAAAGAAGAATGTGTTGCTGATAATAACCCTTTTGCTGAGTTTATCATGGAGCATTTTGAATTTAATGAAAGTTATAGTATTAGTGAATATTCATTAAAGCAATACTTTAAATTAAATAAAATCGATGAAAAAATTAAATTCACAGATGAAGTGAAAAAGAGTAAATGGAATATCAAACGAAACAGAGAAACCAAAAAGTGGGAAGGTTTTAGAGTAAAAGAAACAGAGGAATAATTTAGGAGATGTATTAAATTTGATATGATTATAATATTTTCCCTTTTTCCCTTTTTCCCGCTTTTAAAAGAGTTGTTGTTAGAATGGCTGGTTTTATAGGGGTTCTTTAAAAAGCGGGAAAAAGAGAAAAAGGGAAAATATTATTTTTATATCAATTTTACAAATTATATAATAGGAACTTTAAAATTATATACTTTAGGAATTTATATATATAAAAAAATAATATTTATATATATAAAATGGTAAAATCGACTATTTATAAGATTAGCTGTAAATCCCCCGAGGTAAATGATTGCTATGTTGGCAGAACAATTGACGTGACAATGATTACTGCTTTTCAGCCTTAACAACCAAAAAATTAAAAGAACTAAATGAAAAATATGATTTATATATACACAAAATAGTTGTATGTCAAATTAAAAAATGGAGAGGTAGATATTTTTTTATAATTTTTAAAAAAGGTAAGAATGATTTTTATAAATCAATACAAGGTAATTTTTAAATAAAATTAAATTATAAATTAACAAAAATAAAATGTTGGTTAATAGTATAAATGGATTTGACTGAAATTCTTAAAAAAAAGCGTCCTAATTTAAGCGATGGTTCCTTAAAGACCTATAAAAGTATTCTAACAAATATTTACAGAAAATGTTTTCCTGAAGATAATGAAATTAATTTAGACAAATTCGATAATGTAAGTGACATGATGGAACATTTAAAAGACATACCATTTTCTAAACGTAAGACAACTTTAGCTGCTTTGGTTGTCATCACAGGAAATAAGGATTACAATAAACAGATGATGAGCGATATTGGTGAGTATAATGACGCACAATTACTACAAAAGAAAGATGGTAAGTTTGAGGAAAATATGGTGCCTACAAGTGAAGTAGAGGGCATTTTAAAGAAACTAGAAACTGACGCAAAACTAGTTTATAAGAAGGCAAAGTTGGATATGGCTGACTTTCAAAAGATACAGAATTATATTTTGCTTTGTTTGACAGGTGGAATTTATCAACCACCACGTCGTTCCCTCGACTGGAAAATGAAGGTAAAAAACTACGATGTCGAAAAAGATAATTACATTGATTTAAAAAAGAAAGTGTTTGTTTTTAATAATTATAAAACAGTTAAATTTCATGGAGCACAAACAGAACCCATAGCAAAACCATTGCTTGCTATTTTGAAGAAATGGGTTGCGGTTTTGCCTGAAGATATGGAATATTTGCTTTTCGATAATAAAGGTGGAGCATTGACACCATCACAAATAACTCATCGTCTTAATATCATTTTCGATAAAAAAATAAGTACATCGATGTTGAGGCATATATTCTTAACCAGTAAGTTCGCAAATGTGAATTTGAAGGATTTAACTGATACGGCAGAAGCCATGGGAAATACACCATTACAGGCTCTTAAATATGTGAAAAACTA